TATAATTTCAGAGGAATAGCAGCACGTTCATTTGACAAGTCATTCAACCTGTCAGATGATGTTGAGGTGTCTGATGTCAAACTAAACAATGGATTACTTAATGTAACCCTGACACGTGTGTTGCCTGAAGCACAGAAGAAGAAAGTTTATGATATAGTATAGATAGTTTAACTGTCATACCACAGTGGCTGATAAAAAACAGTACGAGAAGACACCTTTTCGTCAGTACTATGAAGAGTTCTGTGAGGTTTTTGGTCACCCACTGTGGATGCTACCTATGATGATGATCGGTTTCTTCTTTATGGTAGAATTGATGCATACTAATTACCATATGGATGGTGAGAAGGATGCTCACGGATTCTGTAGCAGACAACAGTGGGTGAAGGATCTTATGGAGGATGAATGGTAGAACTACTACAGCTTTTGGAAGCAGGGTTAACGTTAACAGCAGTTTCTATGACTGTTGTGATGGCACCTGCTGCTATAATAACGGGTGAACCGTTACCAGATATATCTCCTATGATAGAACAATCTATACATAGTGATACAACAGAAGAACCTTAAGGGTTCTTTTTTTATTGGAACCGTTATGAATCATTATTTCAACTGCACTCCTAGAGGCACCGAAGAGTATGAAAGCATTACTATTGATGTGCCAACCGAACACGTCGAGGAAGTTCTTTATTATGTAAGAACTATCTCTGATGAAAAGAACATAACAGCACGTAAGGCTTTCTCTGATGTCGTTCGTGGTGTATACTATCAACTAATGGAAAAGAACTATGACCGTAAAAATCGTAAGAATGCTCAACGGAGAGGACGTAATCGCTGAGGTACAGGAAGCGTATCCTAGCCAAGAGACTTACAGTCCTATCGGTTATATGCTAACCAATCCTTATCAGATAGAAATTGCAGCGACTGCTGAGATGCTATTTGAGGAGACCTCTGAGTCACCACAGAAGATCAATGACTTAAATGTTCAGTTCTTTCCTTGGATACCAATGTCACATAACAATAAGACTCTGGTAGTTCTAAGCAACGTAGCAACAGTCTACACACCACACCCTGAGATACAATCAAAATGGGAAACATTAATTAAGGCACAACAAAATGAATCCACTGAAGATAGTAGTACTAAAGGACCACAGTCACTTGATGGGTGAGGTCACTGAACTGGATGAAGAACCTAGTTACCTCATTACTAACTGTTATAAGGTTGACGATGGACAGTTCACAAAGTATCCACTCTACACAGATCAGAGGGATATCTTCTTGACATCTGACGTGGTTTTGACTATAGTGGATCCGTCTGAAGAGACCGTCACTAACTACAAGAAGGCACTTTGAGTTCAATCTATACAAATGTCACCCTTCTAGGTGACTCTATATTATGCCGAGGTTACGAGGACGGTAAACCTGTATCGTACAGGGATTTTATCAAACCAACTTTGTTCGTTCCATCATCTAAAGGTGACTGGAAGACCCTTGATGGTCAATCTATGGCACCTGTTAAACAGGATGGTGCCAAACGTGCCAGAGAATTTATTGAGAAGTATAAGAACGTAGAAGGATTTGAGGTTCACGGGTATGAGAGGTTTGTATACCAGTGGATCAGTGAGAAGTATGCTGGTGATATGAGATTCAATCTCAAGGATATGAGAATCTATACGATTGACATTGAGGTTGAATGTGAGAATGGATTTCCTGATACTGAAGCAGCAGCAGAGAAGATCCTATTAATTACAATCAAAGATTTTGCTACAGGTCATTTCTTGACTTGGGGTACTAGATGTGGGAAACACCGTAAACATTTTAGATCGTTCTCTAATGAACAGGATATGCTTCGGGACTTCCAGTCTTGGTGGGTACAGAATACTCCTGACATCATTACTGGATGGAACTGTAATCTATATGACATACCTTATATCTGTAGGAGGATGGAACGTGTCCTGAGTGAGAAGCATATGAGGAGTCTCTCGCCTTGGAACAAGGTTAATATGAGAGAAGTTTACATTCAAGGACGTAGGAACTTATCGTATGATATACTAGGGGTATCAATACTAGATTATCTTGACCTGTATAGGAAATTTACCTATACTAACCAAGAGTCTTATCGACTGGAGCATATTGCTACAGTTGAATTGGGTGAAGGTAAGTTAGATCATTCCCAGTACGAGAACTTTAAAGCGTTCTATACGAATGACTGGGAGAAGTTTGTCGATTACAACATTAAAGACGTTGAACTTGTAGACAGACTTGAGAAGAAGATGAAACTTCTTGAACTAGCTGTCACTATGGCATACGATGCCAAGGTGAACTTCCAAGATGTGTACTCACAGGTTCGTATGTGGGACACTCTTATCTACAACTACTTACAAGAGAGGAAAATCTGTGTCCCGCCGAAGATCCAAGCGAAAAAGGATGACAAGTATGCTGGAGCGTATGTCAAGGAGCCGAAACCTGGTTTATATAATTGGGTTGCTAGCTTTGACCTCAACAGCCTCTACCCTCATCTTATTATGCAGTATAATATTTCTCCAGAAACCCTCGCCGAAAGAAGGCACCCCGATGCCTCAGTTGAAGGACTGCTTAATCAAACAGTCAGGATCTCTGGAGATTATTCCGTGTGTGCCAATGGAGCACAATATCGCAGGGACACTCACGGCTTCCTCCCTGAGATGATGCAGAAGATCTACGATGAACGTACGATCTATAAGAAAAAGATGTTAGCAGCGAAGCAAAAGTTTGAAGAAACTGCTGACACAAAACTACAGGATGACATATCTGCATATAATAATATACAGATGGCACGTAAGATTCAATTGAACAGTGCTTATGGTGCCATTGGCAATCAGTATTTTAGGTACTATAACCTTGCTAATGCTGAGGCAATTACATTGTCTGGTCAGGTCTCTATCAGATGGATAGAGAACAAAATGAATAACTATCTAAACAAAGTTTTAAAAACAACGGAGATTGATTATGTGGTTGCTTCTGATACCGATTCCATTTATCTTAACTTGGGTCCTCTGGTTGAAGTTATATTCAAGGACAGAGAGAAAAGCGATAAGGACATTGTTAGGTTCCTTGAAAAGGTGTGTGATGTGGAACTTGAAAAGTATATACAAAATTCTTACGAAGAACTGGCAACCTATGTAAATGCATATGACCAGAAGATGTTTATGAAGCGAGAGAATATCGCTAACAAAGGCATCTGGACTGCTAAGAAGAGATACATCCTTAATGTATGGAACAGTGAGGGTGTTCAATATAATGAACCCAAGTTAAAGATGATGGGTATTGAGGCAGTTAAGTCATCGACACCAGCATCCTGTCGTACTGCCATTAAGGATGCACTCAAGGTGATTATGAATGGATCAGAACCAGACGTACAGGAATACATTGCTAACTTTAGAAAAGAATTTGAATCACTTCCTCCTGAAGATATTGCTTTCCCTAGAGGTTGCAATAGTTTGGCTAAGTATAGTGGTGCATCTGGAATTTATGTCAAGGGTACTCCAATCCACGTTCGTGGTGCTCTCCTATATAATTTTCACATTAAGCAGAAGAAATTGTCACATAAGTATCCTCTCATCCAAGAAGGAGAGAAGGTCAAGTTCCTCTATCTCAGGAATCCGAATAGAATAAGTGAGAACGTGATTAGTTTCTTCCAAACATTACCCAAAGAATTTGAACTTGACAAATCAATAGACTACGATCTACAATTCCAGAAGAGTTTCCTTGATCCTTTACAGGTCATACTTGATACGATCGACTGGAAGGCAGAGAAAGTAGCATCACTCGAAGAATTTTTCCTATGACATCCTCGTTCTTACAAGATATTATCAAGAACATTGATAATGAATACGCATCATTAGCAGACGATGGTATAGCTGCTGGTGATACCAGTGGTTACATTGATACTGGTTCATATATTTTTAATGCACTTGTCAGTGGTAGTATCTTTGGTGGTATCCCTTCCAATAAGATCACTGCACTAGCAGGTGAGTCGAGTACTGGTAAGACATTCTTTACCATCTCGGTAATGAAACATTTTCTTGAGACACATCCTGAAGCAGGTGTAGCATTCTTTGAATCAGAAGGTGCTATCAGTAGAGAATTACTTGCTGATCGTGGTGTGGATGTTAAACGTGTTGTTATCATACCCGTGGTAACCGTACAAGAATTTAGAAAGCAAGCATTGTTGGTAGCAGATAACCTATTGAAGGATAAGAATCATCCTCCTATGTTATTTGTACTTGATTCACTAGGAATGCTGTCTACATCTAAAGAGATTGAGGATAGTGAAGCAGGTAAAGAGACTAGAGATATGACCAGAGCACAAGTTGTTAAGTCAATCTTTAGAGTTCTAACTTTAAAATTATCTAAATGTAATATTCCCTTAATAGTTACCAACCATACATATGATGTGGTGGGTGCTTATATGCCCACGAAAGAAATGGGTGGTGGAAGTGGATTAAAATATGCAGCATCAACTATTATATTCCTGAGCAAGTCTAAGGAGAAAGATGGTAAGGATGTGATTGGAAACATTATTAAATGTGAGACCAAGAAGAGTAGATTCACTAAGGAGAATGCCAAAATCGCAACGAGATTATTTTTTGACGAACGAGGACTGGACCCCTATTACGGACTACTCGAACTGGGAGAAAAATACGAAGTATTTACAAAGGTTGGAAACCGCTATGAGATTGGAGAGAAGAAGGTTTATCCAAAGAACATTCTCGAAAATCCTGAAGAGTATTTCACCCCTGAAGTTATGCAAGCACTAGACGAATGTGCCAAGAAGGAGTTTTCCTATGGAGCTTAGTAAGTTTGTAAGAACTTATGATGATGCTATCCCTGAAGAAGTCTGTAAGCACGCTATCAAACTGTTCAATGAGCAGGATGATTTAGAAGATTGGGCTAGGGATGGTTGTCCTCAGTTCACACAGTTTAATATCACAGAGTTTCTTGATAAGAAAGAAGATCAAGAGAACCGTGGTGATTGGGACATCATACAGTATGCATTGATCCAGTCTGCTCACGAATTTGTACAGCAGTATATGGATGAGAATGATTGTAGGAAGTTTTTTCCTAACAAGAGTTCATTAGAACAGTTCAGGATGAAGAAGTATCGTAAAGGTACTGATGATAGGTTTGAGAAGCACGTAGATGTTGCTGATCACCAGAGTGCTAAACGTTTTCTTACAATGTTTTGGTATCTGAATGATGTAGAGGAGGGTGGTGAGACTGCTTTTGATGGGTTGTCAATCACTCCTAAGCGTGGTAGACTATTAATCTTCCCACCTCTTTGGGTTTTTCCTCACGAGGGGAAGCCATCTATATCAGATGACAAGTACATCGTAGGAAGTTACTCACACTATGTCTGATTCTATTGAAGGACTGGTCATTAATACTCTGGTCTTTAATAAAGAGTACACCAGACAAGTCCTACCACATTTAAAAGCAGAATACTTTGAACAGTTTAATAACAAGGTACTGTTTGAAGAGTTGTCAGAATATATGGTTAAGTATGATCAACTTCCTAGTAAGGAAGCATTAACTATTGAAGTTGAGAATCGTAATGACCTAAATGATTCACAGTATAAAGAGATCAAAGAGCAGATATCATATCTTGATGAGGAACCACACGAGTCCCAATGGTTAGTTGATACTACAGAGAAGTGGTGTCGTGATCGTGCTATCTATATTGCTCTGCTTGAGTCTATTCAAATTGCTGATAGCAATGGTGACTCAGAGTTAAGTCGAGATGCTATCCCATCCATCTTAAGTAATGCGTTGGGTGTCAGTTTCGATAATTCAGTAGGACACGATTACTTTGAATCATCAGACGAACGATTCGATTTCTACCATAGACGTGAGGACAAAATTCCTTTCGATCTGGAATTCTTCAACAAGATCACAAAAGGTGGACTACCTAATAAAACTCTCAACGTTTGCCTTGCAGGTACTGGTGTGGGTAAGTCTCTCTTTATGTGCCATTGTGCTGCTAGTAACTTACTCCTCGGTAAGAACGTACTTTATATCACGATGGAGATGGCTGAAGAGAAAATTGCTGAACGTATCGACGCTAATCTCTTGAACGTAGACTGTAGGCA